CAGGCATGGCAAACCGCTTACAGAAATTCGTTCAGGAGGCGCGGGCGCGCATTGGACTGGACAGGCCACAAGACATCGTTGCCGCGGTGGGCCTCTATGGCCCCACAGAATCGGGCGCCAACATCACCCACGACAGCAGCATGCGCATCTCTACGGTGTACGCATGCGTGTACAAGATTGCCAGCACGTTGGCCAGCTTGGGCCTGCACCTGTACGTTACCGATGGCCGCCGCCGCGATATGGTCAACGAGCACCCGGCGCTGGACGTCACCACCTACAGACCCAACAACTACGAAACGGCGTTCCACTTTTGGGAAACCGTGATTGCCCAGGCTGTAAGCAAGGGTTGCGGCTACGCCATCATACAACGCGGTGCCGGTGGCGTACCGATTGCGATGGAGTGCGTCGACACCGATCAGGTCGAGCGCCGTATCGTCGACGGTCGTGTGCTGTTCAAACTCAACGACGGGTTGGTTGTGGCACAGGAGGATATGCTTGAGGTCTGCAATATGTACCGCAAGAGTCCCATTCAGCTTCACCGCGAGAATTTGGGACTGGCGCAAGCCGCGCAGAACTACGGCTCGACATACTTCGGCAACGGTGGGCAGATGACCGGCGTGTTGTCTTCAGATCAGCCGCTTAAGTCTGAGCAAATGGAAGTCCTGCAAAAGTCTTGGAACGGGAGCATGACCAGCGCCGGCACGAAGCTGCTACCATTTGGCTTCAAGTACAACCGTATCAGCATCGCACCCGAGGAGGCGCAGTTCATTGAGACGCGCAAGTTCCAAGCCGAAGAGATTTGCCGCATCTTTAGCGTACCACCGGCCTTGGTACAATTGGAAAGTCAGACGACATACAACAACGTGGAGCAACAGAACCTGATGTTTGCCCGCCATACGGTGTTGCCCTGGGCGAAGCGCATTGAACAGGAGTTGGCCAGCAAGCTGCTTACGATGCGCGAGGCCCGCAACCACTACTTCAAGTTCAGCCTCAACGATTTGTTTCGTGGCGATATGTCGGCGCGTTCGCAGTTCTACACCCAGATGCTACAGAACGGCGTGATGACAATCAACGAGGTGCGGGCTAACGAGGAAATGAACCCGACCGCCGAAGGTGACACCCACTTGGTGCAGGTCAACCAAATTGCCCTTGATCGCATGGGCGCATATTCTGATAAGATTTCAAGCGATGACGACAGACAACCACTTGCCTAACTACGTTCGGCGGTCCCTTCACAACACTAGCCGCCGCACTGAGCGCGCGACGTACATGCAACTGGTGGCCATCTACACCAACACACCCGGCAGCGACAAGGAGCGCTTTGCTGAGGTGCGCAACTATGTGAGCGGTGTAGCCGAGCGCAAGCTGCAGAAGGCTACCGATAAAGGTGTACAGTATCGTGCCGCCGAGATGCGCGCCGCAGATGGCGACGAGATGGTGGTCGAAGGCTACGCCGCAGTCTTCGACAGCGTTACCGACATCGGCCCATTCCAAGAGCGCATTGCCCCAGGTGCATTCTCTGACGTACTCGAGGACGATGTACGGTTGCTCATCAACCACGACGGCGTGCCACTGGCTAGGACTACCAACGGCACCTTGGAACTGAGCCAAGACGATACCGGTTTGCACTACCGTGCTACGTTGAGCAACACGCAGGCCGGCAAAGACCTGTACGAGATGATCAAGCGCGGCGACATCAACCAAAGCTCATTCGCCTTTATGATTGGCGAGGAGTCAAGAGATGAAAATGAGGTTCGCGTAATTGACAAAGTGTCCAAACTAATTGACGTAAGTCCTGTAACTTACCCAGCGTATCAGGCCGCCTCAGTATTTGCGCGGTCAGAAAGTGACAATGACAATGACTGACCTTCCCATCAAAGACCTGCAAGCATTGCGGGCACAATACGTCGACCAGCGCGAGGACGTAAAAAAGAGCGCTGAGCTTGAGGAGCGTGACCTGTCTGACACCGACGTGGCAGAATTGGAGCGCCTCGCTAGTGAGATTCGTAAAGTTGATGTTCAGCTCAAGGTGAAGCGTGAAGACGCGAAGATTGCCGAGAGCGCCATCTTGGCTGGCGAGGCTTCGGGTTCGCACGCCAAAGAGATGCGCAACATGACCAAGCGTTTCGACTTGGCCGGTGCCGTTCGCGACATCTACCAGGGCAAGCGTGTCACCGGTGTTGCTGCTGAGTTCACCGAGGAGGCTTTGCGCGAGGTGCGCGGCTCTAACGTTGCCATGAAGGGACAGCTTAGCGTTCCCGCTGCTGTGCTTCGTGCCTTGGGTGACGCTGGCGAATTCGGTGCCACCTCAACTTTGGTGAACTCTCCCGGCTTCGTTCCCACCAACGTCGCTGCAGGTGTTGCCGCTTTGGCTTCTCCTACCCGCTTCCAGCAAATGGGTGGACGTGTTTTGAATGGCCTTACTGGTAATGTCAAGGTTCCTGTAGTGGGTACGGCTTCCAGCATCAGCAACCCCGGCGAGGGTGTGGCTATGACCGCCGACGCTGGCACCGCTATCGGTAGCAGCGATCTCTCCCCACAGCGTTACGGTGCTTTCGTTACCGTTACCGAGCAACTCATGTTGCAAGGTGGTCCCGCTGTTGAGGCGTTGATTACCCAGGACATGGTGAGGGAGATGAACCGCGAGGTGGACAAGCTGGTATTTGATACCATCATCGGTACTGGTGACGGTGACAGTGACGCCGCCGTCAGCGCCGCGGGTTTGCTTGGCGGTGAAGGTGCTTTGGCTGCCGCTGGTGTTGATCTAAACAACGTGCAAATCATCGTTGACAGCGTAGCTCACGCTTTGCTTGGTTCTGAAGCCATTGTTGACAGCGTTAGTGCAGCTATCAACCGCACAAACGTGGGTCAGATGAGCTGCTTGGGTTACCCATACTACGTCAGCAACTTGCTCCCAGCGAACGGTGTAGCCGCTGAAGGTTCCTGCATCATGGCTGACTTTAACCAAGCTGCCGTCCTCGGTCTGTTTGGTGGTATCGACATCGTGATTAACCCGTACACGCTCGACCTGAACCACCAGGTTCGTATCAGCATCCACCGCTATGCTGACGCCGCTGTGCTCCACGCCGGTGCTGCGTACACGTTCCACGACAACGCTGCCTAATCTTAGGCTTCACAATAACGAGAAAGCCCGGCACTGCGTCGGGCTTTCTTATTTTTAGGCTATGCAAGTAGAGATTACCGGCGCCGCAGTAGACCAGGACACTATCATCACGGTGGCCGACCTCAAGGCACACTTGCGCGTGACGCACACGCAGGAGGATACTTTGATTAGTGCGCTTCGTTCGGCTGCCATCAGCTGGGTCGAGGAGCACTGCAACATTAAGTTGGGCAGCTATACGGCCCGCGGGTACTTGCCTGACTGGCGGGTAGCGTACTTCCCGATTGGACCGGTGACCGCGATCACCGAGGTGAAGTACCAGACGACAGCAGACAAGGACTATACCACCGACCTCACGACGCTGGCCACGACGTTGTGGTACACCGACGAGATTACGCAGCCGGCGCGCATCGCGTTTCGGGACTACCCGACAACCTACGACTACGCACTCACGCCGGTTGTGATTACGTTCACTGCTGGGTATACGACGATGCCGGCGCCCGTCCTTCAGGCCATCAGGTTGCTGGTTGCGCATATGTACGAGAACCGGCAAGAAGAGGTTATCGGTACCATCACCACCCGCCTCAAGTTTGGATTGGAAGCGCTGTTGAATCCATTTAGAATCATCTACCAGCCATGAAGAACGCGGGCCGCAGAGATAGGTATATCACGCACCGCGCTGAGACGTATGGCCAGGACGACTACGGCCAGCCTACGGTAAGCACTACGACCGACACCAACATGTGGGCCGAAGTGATCTACGCCGGTAGCGCGGGCGAGAGTATGAAGGCATACCAGATATTCCCAGAGCGCTCGGTGACGTTTGTGGTACGGCACCCCAACCCCACCGACGACGTGGCCGGCGTCAGCATCAGCCAGGACCACGTCATCTTGTTTGAGTCACGCGAATACGAGATACTGGGATTCGAGGAGATAGGCCGCCGCGATGGCTTGCGCATCTTCTGCAAAGAGAAGGGAAGCGATGGCCGATAAGATGAAGGTCGAAGGGTTGGACGAACTGATTAAGCAGGTCGGTCGTCTTGGTCAGTTCCCAAAGGAGATGGCGCGCGAGCTTCGTAAAGCGAACCGGGATATTGGCCGCCTAGCTGCCAAGCGCATCAAACCACAGATACCGCGCAGTAAGCGCGTGTTCGAGGTTAGGCGTAGCGGTGCCCGCGGTGGTAAGGCTGGACCGAACTTGGACATCACACCTGGTACTTTGAGACGATCTATCGGGGTGCGTAATAGCCGCGGTAGCCGCATCAATGTATTTATCGGTCCACGCTCTGGCGGCGTTTCACAAAACAATGACGGGTGGTTTGCGGGTATCGTAGAGGGTGGCCACGTTGGTGGCCGCAACCGTTCGGTGGGTAGTACCAACTTTGGCAAAATTGCACCGGCGTTGGAGCGCATGACGCCAATCATGGAGCGCCTTATGATTATGAAGTATCGTCAGATCTTCGACAAGTTTAGACTCTAATGGAAACAGGCAAAGCGATATACAAGCTGCTCAAGGACAGCACCGACGTAGGCAATATCTGCGCCGACCGCATCTACCCAGAGTTGGCACAGCAGGACGTCGACACCCCGTTCATCGTATACACGGTAACCGATACGACGCC